CTGCATCTATTGAGTGCAGCGAGGAACGCCGCGAAATCTCAGGCAAGATCGTGCCAATGGGAACAGGCGAAATTGGTAATACTAATCTTGGCGGCGTAGTCTTTGAAGCAGGATCTATTGAGATCGATGATCCAAGCAAGATTAAGTTGCTATCTCAGCATGATGTTAAGAAGCCTATCGGCCGCATGGTTACTGCAACCGTCCGACCAGACGGCATTTATGCAACTTTCAAACTAAGCCGCTCAACAGGTGGCAACGATGCGCTAGTTATGGCGCAAGAAGGACTGGTTAGCGGTCTTTCAGTTGGTGCGGAGATCATTGCATCAGCACCTTCACGCGCTGGACACACAGTAGTGACAGCAGCAAAACTAAAAGAAGTTTCTCTCGTAACTGAACCGGCTTTTAAGTCTGCTCAGGTTCTTGAGATCGCAGCAGAGGAAGTAGAACTCCCTGCTGAACCAAACACACCAACAGAAAGCGAGGCGGTCGTGGAAAATACTCCAGACACCGTAGCAGCACCAGAAGTTGAGGCAACGGCTGTTGAAGCCGCTCGCCCAACTGTTTCAGCACCTGTGTACGCTAAAGAGCGCACAGCACCTATCTCATCAACACAATACCTTGAAGCATCTATCAAGGCAGCACTTGGAGACGATGACTCACGCCGCGTAGTTCGCGCAGCAGATGACTCAACTTCAACAAACACAGGTCTGACACTACCTCAGCACCTAAACCAGTTCATCACAGATACATTCACAGGCCGCCCAGCGTTTGATGCAGTAACACGCAATGCGCTTATTGACAGTGGTATGTCTTTCACTGTGCCTCGTTTGTATACCAATGCGGCATCACCAGACACTCCACCTTCAGTAGCAGATGTTAACGAAGGCGCAGCAGTAACTGATGTTGGCATGACTTCAGCCTATGACACAGTGAACATCAACAAGTTTGCTGGCCTAAACCGCATCTCATGGGAACTCATTGACCGCTCATCTCCTTCATTCATGGAACTGCTTATGGCAGAACTTCGTAAGGCGTACGAGAAGGCAACAGACTCAGCACTTCTAACTGAACTTATTGCTTCTGGTACAACTGCAACAGGCGTGGCAGCAACAGCAGCCGGTCTCCAGTCATTCATCTCAGTAGAAGGCGCAGCCGCATACAAGGGAACAGGCGGAGACTTCGCTAACAAGTTGGTTGTTAACACAGACCAATGGGCAGCGATCACAGGCTATGCAGACACAACAGGTCGCGCACTTTACTCAGCACAGGGCGCAACCTACAACGCATCAGGTTCAGCAGTCGCATCATCTGTTCGCGGCAACATTCTTGGAACTGATCTAATCGTTGATCACAATATCGCTGCTTCAGGCGTTATTGACAACTCAGCGTTCTTAATCGCTCCTTCATCTGTTTATGTCTGGGAGTCTCCAGTCACAAACCTTCGCTTGCAGGTTCTATCAACAGGCGAACTTGAGATCGCACTTTATGGCTACATGGCAGTTTATGTCGCGAAGTCTGGCAAGGGCGTTCGTAAGTTCAACCTTACTTAATAGCAAGTAACTAAGTCGCTGGCGGCCTAGTGCCCTTCTAGGCCGCCAGTCTTTAGAAAGAGGATCAAATGTCTTACACAACAGTTGCAGAGTTACGCAGCGCACTTGGCGTTGGCACTCTCTACGCTGATGCGACCCTGCAAGAAGTATGCGATGCAGCCGACAATGTTTTGATCCCTTTTCTATGGGCTAATACGACTCCGATTATTGGGCATAGCAACAGCACTAACACCGGCACTTCTTACTTCAATGATTATGTCGATGATGTGTTCTATGTTGGTCAGACCGTAACAATTACAGGCTCAGGCGCTAAGCACAACGGCAACAAAACAATTACAGGCGTAGGCGAAAAGGAAATCACTTACGCGATTACTGGCAACAATAATACTCCTGCGCCATTCCACCCTGTGAACCCTTTCGGCACAGTCGCGGCCGATACTTATGTTGATTACTCACTAATTCCAGCGATCCAAGAAGCAAGCCTAATGATCGCCATTGACATCTGGCAGAGCCGCCAAGCGCCTTCAAGCGGTGGCGTTACAGTTGACGGCTACGCTCCAAGCCCTTACCGCATGGGTAACACTTTGCTTGCTCGCGTTCGCGGCTTACTCGCTCCATATCTCGATCCGCGCAGCATGGTTGGCTAACCATGACTGCCGCTATTTCAACCCTTCGCGCAACTATCGCAGCAGCCTTAGTTGATAACGCCCTTTGGTCTGTCTTTTCTTTTCCGCCGGCTACTCCGATCGCTAACAGCATCGTTGTAAGCCCTGCCGATCCTTATGTGACACCAAATAACAACAGTTACAACACGATCGCACCGCTTGCTAATTTTAATCTCAATGTGTTCGTACCGTTGCTCGATAACGAGGGCAACCTAAATGGTATTGAGGAAATGCTGGTAGCCATGTTTAACAAGTTATCTGCTTCCTCTATCGTCTATAATGTAGGAGATGTGAGCGCGCCTAGCGTTCTCAACGCTGCATCGGGCGATCTTTTAACCTGCTCAATGCAGGTGTCAGTCCTAACGAGTTGGAGTTAAACCATGTCCGAATGGGAAAAAGAACAAGCAGAGTTCCTGATCAAGATCGGGCAAACTCCTGCAACACCAGCACCAAAACCAGCAACTAAGAAAGATGAGGAATAAACCAAATGGCAGTATTTCTAAATAATGGAGTAGTGGTTACTGTTAACTCGGTTGACCTCTCAAACCATGTCACATCAGTAACACTTAACCGTACTTTCGATGAACTCGAAGTAACAGCAATGGGTGACTCAGGCCACAAGTTTGTAAAGGGCTTGGAAGCATCATCACTAACTATCGACTTCCTTAACGACACAGCCTCAGCAAATGTTCTAGCAACTTTGCAGGCTGCGTGGGGAACTTCAGTTACTGTCACACTAAAGCAGACTTCAGCGGCTACATCAGCGACTAACCCACTTTACACAATGACTTGCCTAGTCAACAACACCACCGATATTAACGGAGCAGTTGGCGATCTTGGTACTCAGTCAGTAACTTGGACAGTCAACGGCACAGTCGCAATTACAACAGCGTAATAACTAACTAAGGGGCAAGCATGGCAAAACTAAAGGTCACAAGGGCAGACGGAAGCGTTAACGAGTACCAGATCACTCCGGCGATCGAGTACGCCTTCGAGCAATATGCAAAGAAGGGCTTTCATAAAGCCTTTAGAGATGATGAAAAGCAGAGCGATGTTTATTGGCTTTGCTGGGAAGCAATTCGTCGGTCGGGTGAAACCGTAAAACCCTTCGGGGAGTCATTTCTTGAGACATTGACGCGAGTTGAGGTCTTAGACGATGACCCTTTGGAGTAACGCGAGAGTCCTTCACCTATCTCGTAGCGAGATTATCGCTAGAGACAGGACTCTCGCCACAGACTTTAATTGAACTAGATCACACGATGTTCAGGACTTTACTTCAAGCCCTGAAAGACAGAGCAAAGGAGCAAAGCGATGCCAACAGAAGTAAAAGGCGCAGATAAACTTCGCAAAGCCCTTAAGCAATATGAGCCTGATCTAGCCAAAGAAACAACTAAAGAACTGGGCAACCTGCTAAAACCTATCGCTGCTAAGGCTCGCGGCTATATGCCGGCTGAGTCACCTTTAAGTGGCTGGGCTGCTCGATCTTTTAACGAGGGCAAGTTCCCTACCTATAATCCAACTATCGCTAAACGCGGTATCACTTACAAGACATCGCCAAGCCGCCCTAATTATCGCGGTTGGCGTTCGCTAGTATCTTTGCTTAACAAGTCAGCCGCAGGCGCTATCTACGAAACAGCAGGGCGTAAGAACGCCGGCGGAAACTTCTCGCCACGCTTAGGCGGCGATCCTAAAGGTCAGGGCAAGATGCAAGGTCGCGGCATCTTTCGCGCTTGGAACGAGGATCAAGGCAAGACTCAAGGAGCAGTTATCAAAGCCCTAGAAGGCGCTGCAGCCAAGTTCAACGCTAAGACAGGTAAATATAAGTAATGGCAACTAATGTAAAAGTCGATATTGCCGCCGAGTTCGTTGGCCGCAAAGCCTTTAACGATGCAGTTAAATCAACCATTGGTCTCAATAACCAAGTTAAAACACTTGCTAAGTCTTATGTTGGTCTGTTCACAGTTCAGCGCTTAGGCCGCGCTGGTTTCAATGCTGCCAAAGCCTTTGCACAAGATGACAAAGCAGCCAGAGTATTAACCCAGTCTTTGGATAACTTAGGCTTAGCGTTTGCAGATCCTTCAGTTAAGAACTTTATCGCCGATCTAGAAAAGCAGTTCGGTATCCTTGATGACCAACTGCGCCCTGCCTTCCAGCGTTTATTAACTACAACTGGAGATGTCGCTAAAAGCCAACAGTTACTCCGCACAGCCCTTGATCTAAGCGCCGCAAGCGGTGCAGATGTTGTATCAGTAGCCGGTGACTTATCTAAGGCCTATGTTGGCCAGACTCGATCCCTTGCTAAGTACGGTATTGGTTTAACTCAGGCTGAACTCAAGGCTATGGAGTTTGAGGAAGTCCAGACACGCATCAACGATCTATTCGGTGGACAGGCTCAAACTTCAGTTGATACCTACGCAGGATCTTTGCAACGCCTGTCTGTTGCAGCCAATAACGCTAAAGAGATCATTGGCGGCGGCTTGCTCGATGCACTTGCAGCACTTGGCGGTGGCGGTGAAGGTGGACTTACTAACACCTTAAACATAATTGAAAAGACTTCAACTGCACTTGCTACCTTCGTGCGTCGCTTTGGCGTTGGTGTTGGTCAATTAGCAGCCCTAGCGCGTGGAGACTTAAAAGCCTTTCGCGCCATAGGCGAAGCCGAGATGAACCGAGGGGTTGACCGTTCAGGTATAACTCCAGCCATTCGTGCAGAATTGCAAAAGGCGGCAGCCGATAAAGCAGCCAAAAAGAACCGCGATGCTTTGCTTAAGACAACCAAAGAGCAAACCAAAGCGATCAAAGAACAGACAGCCTTGCAGAAGGCTGGCACTCTGTTTGATATCCAACAGACTCAGATTATCGCTGCACTCAAGGGTGACATCTCAGCCGAGGAACGCAAGCGCCTAGAACTGCAACTAGCGATCCTTACCGGCAATACTTCAGAGGCATCTAAACTCGCTGGAGAACTTGCCAAGTCTCAGGGGCTATCACAGCAACTAGCAGCCTACCTAGCAAGCCTTCCAGATGCTAAGAACCCATTCACAGCGTGGAAGTCTTATCTTGACATGATCGAGGCACAGGTACGCCGCATCACAACCGTTAGCCCTGCGCCTGTTACTTCTATGGCTGAAGGTTATGGCGTTACAGGCACTCAATACTCCTTGCCTAACGGATCAACACAGACAAGCGCAGCAGGGGTTGACTTCACAGTCAATGTCAATGCTGGTTCAATTATTGCTCAAGAAAGCCTGCAAGATGTTCTACGAGATACCTTGCTCGATGCTTCACTATCTGCCAAGTTCTCTGCGATATTCCGTCAAGGCGGTTCATTCGGCCCATGACACTTCCTGCCCAGATAGCGGTCTCGTTCGACTTTACAAGCGGCGCTACTTTCGGCTACCCATTTACTATTGGCGATGTTAAGTACGGAAAGTTAGGCACAGGCACACTTGCTTCTAGCACTACTCCTGAGCCTACGGTTGATCTAACGCCCAATGTTAGGCAGATCAGTATTAAGCGCGGTCGCAACATCATGCGCGATACCTACGAGGCTGGGTCTGCAACTATCCGAGTCTTAGATCCCGACTCCTATTTCAATCCACAAAACACCGCTAGCCCTTACTTTGGCTTCTTGACACCGCTGCGTAAGTTGCGTGTATCTGCAACAGTAGGTGGCGTTGGCTATTTCTTATTCTCAGGCTATACAACAGACTACAAGTACACCTATCCTCAAGGCCAAGAAACAGGCTATGTGGACATCATCTGCTCCGATGCGTTCCGCCTAATGCAGCAGGCTGGAATTACAACTGTGGCATCTGCTACGGCTGGGCAAGATACTGGCACACGCATTGGCAAGATCCTAGATCAAGTTTCATGGCCTACATCTATGCGCACGATCGACACAGGTAACACAACCTGTATTGCTGATCCAGCAACATCTCGCACAGCCCTTGATGCCCTTAAGAACGCCGAGTTCTCTGAACAAGGCGCGTTCTATATCGACACAGAGGGAACAGCAGTATTTCTAAACCGCACCAATGTAATCAAGAAGTATGGCGAAACTCCGATCGAGTTTAATCAAACTAGTGGTATCCCTTACACAAACCTAACTTTCGCCTTCGATGATAAGTTGATTATCAACTCCGCCGGCATGACTCGCTATGGTGGAACTCAGCAAGTAGCCGAGGACTCAGCCAGTATTGCCAAGTATTTCCCTCACCAAATCAACGAGAATAACTTGGTCTTACAGACCGATGCAGATGCCCTTAATGTGGCAAAGATATATGTGGCAACTCGCAAGGAGACTACGATCCGCATAGATGCCATGACGGTGGATCTACTCGATCCAGATGTACCTACTGCCACAATGCTTAATCTGGACTACTTCTCAAATCTAAAAATTACAAATGTTCAGCCAGACGGCTCGACTATTGTTAAGACTTTGCAAGCGCAAGGACTCTCATGGAACATCACGCCAAATGCCATGAGCGTAACTGTGACAACACTTGAACCGATCGTTGAAGGGTTCATCATCGGCTCGGATATTTCAGGTATAATCGGCACTAACATAATGGCGTATTAGGAGAATATAAATGGCAACAGGCTTTCCAGCAGCTACAGGCGATGTCCTAAGCGCAGCAATGTTTAACGGACTCGTAGGCTTCACGCTCAACGACCAGACCGGCACAACCTACACCCCTGTACTGACAGATCAATATCAGGTGCTAGTAACCCGATCAAATGCCTCTGCTTCGACCATGACGATCCCTACAAATGCAAGCGTAGCCTTTCCAGTCGGAACAGTAATCACAGTTCTAAACAAAGGCGCAGGAGCAGTAACGATCTCAGGCGCAGGTGGCGTAACCGTTCTATCTGCTGGAGCAACAGCGGCAAGCCCAGTCCTAAACCAGTACAAGTCTTGCGCCCTAATTCAGACCAGCGCGAATAACTGGTTCGTGGTGGGGGCTATTGCCTAATGCTTAATAATACGGTCGCTCTACTAGGGGGCGAAACCCCTGCGGTGGGCGATTATGAGTCTATTCAGACTTACACAGTAGGCGCAGGTGGTCAAGCAAACATCACTTTTAGCAGTATTCCAAGTACTTATAAACACTTACAGGTTCGTTGCTTTATATTCGGGTCAGGCTTGCAGTACAACATCACCCTAAACGGCGATACTGGAAACAATTATTCAATGCACAACCTTACAGGTGACGGCTCAAGCGCATCTGCTGGCAACTCAATTAACACTAATAAGATCCTACAAAACTTCTTAGCGCCGACTTCGACTAGTAATCCAAGTCCTAACATCACAGACATCTTGGACTACGCCAACACTAATAAATACAAAACCGTCAGGACTCTAAACGGTACAGACTCAAACGGTAGCGGTCAGATTACTTTAGTCAGCGGTGGGTATCGTTCCACTTCTGCAATTACTACCGTAGCAATTAACTCTGGTGGTACATTTACGCAATACTCATCTTTCGCTCTGTATGGGATTAAATAATGGCTACTACTTATGAACCAATAGCGACTACAACACTTGGTAGTTCAGCGGCAGATATTACCTTTACAGGAATTAACCAGACTTACACCGATTTAGTGGTAGTAGTCTCTGCTCGATCAACTTACGCTGGCGCGGAAGTCGCAGGATTTCTTAGAGTTGGCAACGGGTCAATAGATACAGGGTCGAACTATTCCAGCACTAGACTTCTTGGCACAGGCTCAGCCGCTTCATCTGCTCGCGCTACAAGCGTAACGCGTATCGCTTGGGATGCAATACCTGCTAACACTTCTGCCTCTGGAACTTTCTGCACCACAGTAATTTCTATAAATAATTATTCAAATGCGACAACTTATAAAACTTTCTTAATCCGTTCTAATGAAGCCAATTTTTACACAGAAGCAACGGTTGGATTATGGCGTAATACTGCCGCAATTAACCAAGTGCGTATTCTTGGCGATGGATCAGCAGATTTAGCCATCGGCACAGTTATTACCCTATACGGAATTAAGGCGGCATAATGGCTAACACTTATGTTCAAATTGGAAGCACCGTAACCGTTGGCGCTGGTGGGGCGGCATCTATTGACTTTTCATCTATTCCAAGCACTTACACAGATTTAAAAATAGTCGCTTCACTTCGTACGGTATTAACTGGGCAAGTTGTACAGTCGCTTTTAATTCAATTTAACGGTTCAACGACTGGTTATTCGTATCGTTTGCTTCAAGGTTCTGGTAGCACCGCAGCCAGTTATAACAACACAACTCGCTATTTTGGAGATGCGCCAGCGGCAGATGCCACAGCAAACACCTTCGGAAACCTCGAAATCTATATTCCAAATTATGCTGGATCAGCCAATAAGTCTTACTCAGCCGACAGCGTTACAGAAAATAACTCAACTTCTGCGCTTGCTAACTTAGATGCAGGGCTATGGTCTAATACTGCGGCAATAACTTCCATATCGTTATCGGCTGCAAATAACTTTGTTCAGTATTCAACCGCTTCACTCTACGGCATATCTAAATCATAGGAGACAAAATGGCAGACACAAAGATCATCGTTAACTGCGAGACAGGCGAAGTCTCTGAAGTAGAACTTACAGCCGAGGAAATCAAGCAGCGCGAGGCAGATGCTATCGCTTACGCGAAGGCTAAGGCTGATGAGGAACAAGCAGCAGCCGAGAAGGCTGAGGCTAAGGCTGCTATTGCAGATCGCTTAGGACTTACCCAAGATGAACTGGCACTATTGCTTGCATGAAGCCCAAACTATGCAAAGCCGGTGCGCAGTTAAGGGAACAGTTCGATGACTGCTTCAGCGATCGTGATCGTACCTCGGACGGCTGGATCGGCGATAGTCGGCACTCAGCTCGTAAGTCTGACCATAATCCAGATGCACAGGGCTGGGTTCGTGCCATTGACATTGACCGCGATCTATCCGGCAGACCTAAGCCCGACCTCATGCCCGATGTGGCGGATCAACTTCGTCTCTTGGCAAAGTCTGATAAGCGCATCTCGTATCTCATCTTTGACGGCAAAATTGCAAGCGCCAAAAGCGCTTGGCGCTGGAGAACTTATACTGGGATTAACAAGCATCGCCATCATCTCCATGTCTCGTTTAGCATCAAAGGCGATAACGATGGTTCGTTCTTTAAAGTACCGTTACTAGGAGGCACAGCATGAATATGAAAAACCCTTACCTACTCACAGCAGGTGCGTTCCTATCTGCTTGGGCAGCTTCTAACTTTGCAGCAGATTACCGCTCGATCCTTTGGGCTGTTCTTGCTGGGGTCTTTGGATATGCGACACCTAAACGATGACTCAGACGGACATGTTAAATCTCTATATTGCCACACTTGCGATAGTGGGTGGCTTGGCTGGTTATGTGATCACGCACTTGCTGTCGGAGATTAAGCGACTCAATACGCGTGTCGATGAGATCTACAACATACTCTTAGAGCGATAATTTAATCATGGCGCGTAAGAAGGCTATCGACCTAGAGGCTTACTCTATGCTCGATCAGTACTGCATCGGGCTAAATGAGTATTACAAATCGCTAAGACGAGCAGGGTTCACACCTGAACTGGCTTTGGCTATCTTGCTTGAACCTTTAACTTACCCGGCAACGATCCTTCCAACACCGAACTGGCTTCCTGAACTTCCTGGACGAGTGCCTTATGACGATGATGATGATGAGGATTAACCATGAAAAGAACTGTAATCGTTCCCGATCTACAAGTTCCATATCACGATGAAGTTGCTGTCCGCAATGTTGCAAGTTTTATTAAGGCGTACCGTCCAGATAGCGTTATTACACTCGGAGATGAAATCGATCTCCCACAGATCAGCCGATGGACAGAAAATACACCGGGCTGGTACGAACAGACATTAGCTGAGGATCGAGACCAAGTAGTAGATGTTCTTTGGTCTTTGGTCGAGCATTCTAAAGAAGCCCACATGATCCGTTCTAATCACACAGACCGTCTTTACAATGTGATCATGAAAAAGATCCCAGCGTTCTTGGCATTGCCAGAGTTACGCTTTGAGCGCTTCATGCGTTTAGATGAATTAGGGATTACCTATCATAAGAAGCCATACGCCTTTGCTAAGGGCTGGGTAGCAGTCCACGGAGACGAGCAGGCTATCAACTCTAATGCAGGCCTTACAGCCCTTGGAGCGGCTCGTAGGCATGGGATCAGCGTGGTTTGCGGTCACACACACAGAGCAGGGGTATCGGCCTTCACAGAGGCTTCTGGGGGCAAATTAGGGCGCATTCTGCGTGGGGTCGAAGGCGGTCATCTCATGGATATCCGCAAGGCTGCCTATACAAAGGGGACTGCCAACTGGCAGCAGGCTTTTATCATCGTTGAGGATACTCAGGTGACTCTAATCAACCTTGAGAAAGACGGCACTTTCGTGGTACATGGCAGGCGTTATGGACGATCTCGATAACGATGTAAAGCGCACAATAGACGATGCCATGGACGAAGGAGAATTGTTACCGTTTCGTTATCTAAATATGCTAGGTACTGTCTGCTAGGTGTGTAACACTTAACCCAAGAAGCCACGAAGGGCGTGGTAGAAGGGCAGTTTATGAATATCTATGAAATAGGAATGCTGATGTGTGGCTGGTTACTCAGTTGCGTTTGGTTCTACACACTCGGCGTTAACGCTGGTTACACAGACGGTCGCAGAGCCGTTCGTCAACAGATCGAGCAAGCCAACAAGGTGAGAGCATGAAAGCCGGTGACTTCCTTACTGAAGCCAAAGCAGTCATTCAAGATCGTGGTCTGCAATACGGCCACCCTAGTGACAACATGCAGCGCACCGCACGACTACTCAGCGCATATCTCGACATGCCGATCCACGATTATCAAGTCGCAGGAATTATGGTACTGGTCAAACTCGCAAGAAGCATGGAGTCGGCTAGTGTTGACACCTATGTGGACATGGCAGCCTACGCCGCAATAGCCGGAACTCTACACACTCAGGAGAACGAATTATATGTTTAATTTAGAGGACTACGAGACAGTAGAGGAACGCCTAGAAAAGTTCTGGAAGGAATATCCCGATGCTCGAATTGAAACTACTTTGGTTGAGTCAACGCTTCAGCGATTTATTGTTAAGGCTTCTATTTATCGAACTGAAGTTGATGCACAGGCTTGGACAACTGGCTATGCAGAGGAAACCGTCTCGACTAGAGGAGTCAACTCTACGAGCGCGCTTGAGAACTGCGAAACGAGTGCGATCGGTCGGGCACTTGCTAACGCAGGCTACGCTACGAAAGGCAAACGCCCTAGCCGCGAGGAGATGTCAAAGGTTAAAGCAGCAGAACCGAAGCCGTTCGCTGAGAAGTTAGCAGATAAGATCACAATGCCGGCAGAGGACGATCCTTGGACTGTCAAAGCCGTAGCACCAGCACCAACTGCTGAGGCTGCTGTGGATCTGGTCAAAGAAGTCTTAGGCGGAGTTAAGATCGACAAAGACATTCCACTATGTCGCAACTGTCATGACCATAAGCCGATGACATGGAAAACAGGCGTTAGCAACAAGACCAACAAGCCTTGGGCGAACTTCAGTTGCTTTGCATGTAAAGATGTACTTTGGTACAACCTATCGCCTGACGGTACTTGGAAGGTGCGTGAAGGACAATGAGCGGCTTACAGTTTATGAACCAAGACGGTGAATGGGAGAACTTCCCTACCGATGATGAATTGGCTGAGAAGGCTAAACACCAAGAATTGCTAAACGCGTTGCAAGTTAGGATCATCTGTCATCTATGTAATGAGCCAGTACCACGCGAGGAACTAGCGTTCTGGATAGCCGGTACTGCAATTACATGGTCATGCAAGAAGTGCCACGCGGTCAATGAGTCAAAGCCGTAAGCATCGGGGCTTCCGCACCGAGCGCGTGGTTGCAGAGTATCTACGGCGCTGGTGGGAAGGTGCTGTGGTTGGTCGAGGTTCTGGGCGTGACATTCTCAATGTTCCGTTCGACTGCGAGGTTAAGGCGCGCACAGGACTCGATGTAAAGGGAACACTCCGCCAGATCGAAAGTCGCACTAAAGAAAGTGGCCTAGTGGGGTTCGCCACTTTTAGACTTAACGGGCAAGGCGAGAACGCTGAGGAATATGTAGCAATGCTTCGTCTTGGCGATCTGGTGGAGTTACTCCTAGCAGCAGGGTATGACAAACGCAAAGATGTAGTTAAAGATGCAGACATAATCAGATGTACCGGCTGCGGTGAATGGACTGTCGCTGGCTATTGCAAGTCATGTGAGGATCAGTAATGCCTATCTATGAGTTCGAATGCACTAACGAGTCATGTGAGGCTAACTTGCGCTACGAGAAGGAGTTTAAAATTAACGAGGATCATCTAGTCGAATGCGGCTTATGTCATGAGCCTATGAAAAAGATTTACAGCAGTTTCGGGATAGCGTTTAAAGGCTCAGGCTTCTACAGTACGGACAACCGATGAAGGTGGGATCACTTTGCACCGGCTACGGTGGTCTAGACATGGCTGTCGAGGCTTACTTTAACGCTGAGACAGTCTGGTGCGCAGAGTATGACCAATACGCATCACAACTTATAGAGGAACGCTTTGGCTATCTTAACTATGGAGACATAAGCAAGATTGACTGGTCAAGCGTTGAACCAATAGACATCTTAACGGCTGGTTATCCATGCCAGCCCTTCAGCCAAGCAGGATCTAGGAAAGGAACTAATGATGACCGACATATCTGGCCGCATATTACAGAAGCAATACGCATACTACGACCCAAGTTCATCGTCTTGGAGAATGTCCGAGGGCATCTCAGTCTTGGGTTCGACAGAGTTCTTGGAGACCTTACCGAATTGGGGTATGACACTAAATGGAAACTTATACGCGCTAGCGATGTCGGAGCCCCTCACCAAAGGGCAAGACTCTTTATTGTTGCCTACCCCAAACACTCTGGCTGGTCGCACGACTGGCAAACACAGGAATTGGGGCGCGGATCTGTTACATGCGCTGACTTGTGCTTGCAAGATCCGCCGGCAACGCTGGATCAAGGTTTAGTCAATATAGAGTTTATCGAATACATGATGGGCTTGGAAAAAGGCTGGGTGTCCGACATGGATATTCCAGATCAACAGAAGTATAAAATCCTTGGTAATGGAGTTGTACCTCAACAGGCTTATTATGCGTTACAACAATTACTCGATGTTGACACGCCGTCTGAGCAGGACTTATCTTAATGTATTTGACTAATACGGTACACTCTACGGCTAGAGCCCTTGAGGGGCTCAGAGCGAACCGCTTGCGGCTAGTTCGCTCGGTAGCAATCGTTATTGGGATACTTCTATCTATGGCTGACGCCGATAGATTAGAGGCTCAATACCTGCCAATAAAAGTACTTGCCAATAAGCAATTAACTGATAAGCAATACCAATGTCATAACGAGATCATCTATAGAGAATCAAGATTCAACATAGATGCAGTTAATGGATCACACCATGGCTATTACCAGATGCGTAGTAAGTCTATGCAAGGTAAGCCATATGACTATCAGTTCTATATCTATTGGTACTATGTAGCGTCTAGGTATGGATACACAGAGTATGATGAACCTAATTATTGCTTAGCACTTAAGCATCTAAAGACTAAAGGTTGGCAGTAATGGAAATGGGCAACTGCACTAGATGTGGTGAGGAAGTAATCCTTGACGATCTAGTGCGCATGTTGGACTGGTTGATTTGTGACATCTGTTATGGTGATCTGTAATGGCTAAGCGAGGAGATCCGAGATTAAGCCGAGACTATAAGAAGTTTAGGTTGCAGGTGTTAGCGCGTGACCAATGGTCATGCTTCTATTGCAGCCAACCGGCTAGTACAGTCGATCATATAATTCCAATAAGCAAAGCACCTGATCTAGTAGTGTCTTTCGAGAACGCAGTTGCATGTTGCCAGTCATGTAATAGTAGTAAGGG